ATACTCAAAACATTAGCAATTTTTTGAAACATGATAAAATATGTTCTAATTAGAGCCATGTCATTTATGACATTAGCTACATTACTGTTAATTATAGGTCTATCTCCACTCTACGTCACTTTAGGTCTAATAAAACACCAGATGATAAGCAAACCTAGTAAGTAGATTTAGTTCTACAAGACCTTGTTCTACACGCTCCAGAACAATAAATTCTACGTTGTTCCATCGTATTAAAAGTTGTACCACACACAGGACACTCTCTTACAAGTATCCCCTCTACTTTTTTACGTTTTTTACCCCTAGTTCTATAGTTCCTGTTTTCTCCTCTTCTTCGTTCATTTTTTGTAGTAACAACTGATAAGCCTGTATTCCACCTTCTAATCTCATTATATAACTATTCTGTTTTATTATTTCCTGTTGCCATTCAAGAATTTGTTTTTCTATGATTTCTTTCATTATGATAATCCGATAATGCAACCTAAACCAGATATACCATTACTAGCACCTGTTGAACTATCACCAAAAGTACCTGTCATATTGACTTGCGTTCCATGAGTTCCAAAATAATAAGCATGATGATGTCTTTCATTCGTTCCATTATCTCCTTCTCCTATTTGTGTATAAGCAGGTTCTGACCCTCCTTTGTTGTAGTCAATAACATCAGATGAAATATTAGAAGCATTAGAAGCAGCAATTCTTAAAACGTGTGATGCTGAAGTTGTGTTATCTGGCGCAAGGTTTAAGGCTGAAGTGACATTTTGACCACTTGTCTCAGAAAAACCAAGACTTTCAATGTTCACATATTCAACATTGCTAACACCGTCTAAAACAATACCCGAATAGGCAAAATTACCATGACTTGTACTTGTACTATCTATAAATTGAATTGTATAATCATCTGTTGAAGCATTAGCACCATCAGCTATTGCTGTCCAAATAGATGTTGCGTTATATTCTGACGCTGCATAACTTCCTCGATAAGTAAGTGCTGTAGTTGCACTATTATATTTTAAGTTTAATGTGACCTCTAGGCTGCTTGAATTAAAATGACTATTCCAATGGGTTTGACTTCCACCACCATGTCTATAAGTTGCGATAATAACAAATAATCTTTTTCCTGATGTGGTAACTACTGGTATATCATTCCACAATTCATTCGCATCACTATCAGAGTTCATATTTCTTGATACATCATCCCCATTGGGTGAACTGCCTTGATCATAATAATGTTCAGCGGCTGTTAAAGCTACATTTACTAGGTTAACAGTGACTGATGTAGCGGTGAAGGATGCACAATCTATACCAGTAACTCCCTGTACTGCATTAGTATCATCAGAACCAGTTGGATCGGTATAAGCTACCGTAACTGTTTGACCTGTTGTTATTGCAGCAGATAATGTTAGTTCAATAGTTGATGTATTATTACCTCTAGCAACAGCAGTTATAGTTGCAGCAGAACTATTAACAACAACAGCAAAGGCAGATGCAGCAGCCGTTGTAGATGATAATGCTTGGTTGTAAGTTAGTATAACCTTTGTTCCATCTCCGCTTGTAGTAGCAGACTGAAATACTGGAGCTGCAGTGTTATTAGTAACTGAAGTGGCACTTAAAGAGATAGCATCAAGTCCATCAGAGTCTTGTATAGCGTTAGCATCATCCGAGCCACTTGGATCGGTATAAGCAACTGTCACTGTCTCACTAGGTTGAATCGCTGTTTGCATTGTTAATTCAACGGTTGCTCCAGAAGTTGCAACACTGGAAACAGTAGAAGACGAACCATCAACTACAACAGCAAAAGCAGATGTAGCAGCAGTTGTCGCTGATAGTGTCTTGCTATAAGTAAGTATGACTTTTGCTCCATCAGTACTTGTAGCAGCAGATTGAAAGGCTGGAAAGACTAAATCACTACCAGACAATGAAGTACTTGTTCCATTCCAATCTGTTGCGCCTTCTTTAATAAGGAATTGATCAACAGCACTCCAAGTAAGTGCGGCTGTTTTTATATAAACACTTGTAGCCGTTGACCATGTACTTGCACCTGTTTTTATATAAACAACATTAGGTGGATCACTTAGAACAGTACTATGTGGTAAAACAAATACTGGACCAAGAGGACCAATAAATTCTGTTTCTGTTCCTTTTGCAGCAACATTACAAAATACACCAAGAGGACCAACAACATCTAAAGTTTGTAAATCGGGTTTTGTTTGTAGAGCCATTTATTCTTCCTCTGCTTCCTCTGCTTCTTCTGCTAATCTTGCTGCTTCTTCTGCTTCTTGTAGTTGTTTACTAATTATACGATCAGCAGCCCTTTGCTCTGCAACTTTTTGTACATCTGCATCTGTAGGTTCTGTATCGAAATTACCATAGAAAGAATTGCCATTCTCATCTTCTGCAATAATGATCCAATCCCCTGCTGGTCTGTGATCTTTTGTTTTAATTGTGTAAGTCATTAGTTTTGTGTTACTGAGAATGTGTCAACGTGTACTGTGTGACTTGTAGCATAAGATAGTAATAAAGCATGAAATGTTGCAACACCACTAACAGTAGGAGTAAAAGTTAAAGTTACTTGTTCCCATGCGTCAGCAGTACCTCCAGAAGTAACTTTTTGTTTTAGGTCAGTTGTTATACCTAAATGTAAATTAGGTCTTGCTAATAATGCCAAAGCACATTCATCATGTGTACCAGTACCTGAACTAGTAGCTGACCTTCTAATATAAACTGATGCTGTTACCTGTGCATTTGCTACTACTGCTACTTCTGCAAGTTTGAATTGGATAGGGTTGTATTTACGATGCTGTAGATTATCTACTTGTGAAAGTGGTGTATATTTCCAAGAATAACCACTGCCAGATTGAGTTACTGACGAATCACTTACAACTAACCCGTTATGGTAATAAATCCTGTGGTCATTAGTTGTATTGTCATAATTTATAAATGTAAAACTTGGTTTTCTATCCTGTGGTATGCCGAGATCATAATCGGTATCGTCAAACAAAGTTACATTTGTAAAAGTACAATTAACATACGAAAAACATACTTCCCACCACTCATTGTGTAATGTAGTATTTTTTAAAGTGCAATTATATAATCTTGCATTTTGTAGACTTTCAGCACTAGTAGTATTGTAGAATATATTAAGATCTGAGTGTGCTGGCGTTCCATTAAAAGTAC